ATAAGTTGCAACTCCTTCAATAGGAGCTTGATAAAATCCGTCAGCTGCTAATGTAGTTAAAGCAGGGTCAGTATACACTGCTGTTGCTGCTGCAAAAGTAACTGCGTTTATATAAAATGTATTATCAGTTGCCATATAATTATAAAAAAGTTTCTGTTACCATTCCGTCATTATTAACATATATTAATAAAGTAGCACTAATCTTATAATAACCTATTCCTAGTTTAGTCGTTCCTTTATCGTCTGAATATACAAAATTATTTATTACAGGAGCTCCCGTTCCACCATTATGATAATAAGTTTGACCTAAAGCCAAGCCGCTTGCTCCAGACCTTGTTGTTGACATTACAGATGATGCATACGAAGAGTATGTACATCCTGTGCAACAAACTTCATCTGCTGTAGTAGCAAAGCATAAAGGTATTGTTGTTCCGCATGGCGCACATGAAAATCCTAATCCTAAAACTCCTGCCGCTTGTTCTCTCACAGAGTTAGCAGCTTGATAAAACTGATTAGGTGCTTTAGTATGTAGCGTGTCATCGGTAAATACAGCTGTCGCTGTTGTAAAAGAAGTTGTATCTAAATAATAAGTTGCTGAAGGCCCCGAGCAACAAGCTATAGCGGCAGTTGATCCTGTTCTTAAAATTAGAGCATGCACAGTTCTTAAATCCCAAGTCAAATATAAATATGCAAAATTACTTGGATTATTATAAGTAAAACTTGCTTGATATAATCCTGTAGAAGGATTAGTAATAGGAACTACATCAGAAGAGTTACCTTCTATATTTACCCATTGCGCTGGTGTGTAATCAAACGGAGTTACAAATCTTCTAAATTTATGTATCGCTGGATCAAAAACAAAATCATCAAAGTCTTTTTTATTAGACTGCATCGTGATTGTTGCACCAGATGGAGGAAATATTCCTATTGATGATACACCAGTGGTTTCGATGTATACTCCACCTATATTTGCAGTGTCTGTATTTAATTGAATTAATTCACTAGAAACAGGACTTGTAAACGTACCTTGTTTCCAGAAAAATTCATTATGTATAAATTTACCTACATCTTGCGGAGAGCCCAATACCATTTGTCTAATTATTAAAGGCGTAGCAGCTGGACATTTAGGTGTAATATCAAAAGACGCAGTTCCTGTAGGGGTAATTGTTACCACTGCTGTTGTTGGTGTGGTAGAATTTTTAACAAAACTAACAGAACTATTCCCTGTAATGTCTTGATTTATTACGCCAACACTATTCCAAACCACACTCAAGTTAACCGTTCCAGTTACAATGAAATCAAAAACAACTGATCCTTGCGCTGTGCCTAAATTTAAAGTATTAGAAGATGCGTCTGTAACATTTTGTCTAGATATTGTTGCTCCACAATTTATTGGAACAATTCCCGCTGGAATAGCAGCAGAATTATTTGACAACACATATTCATTCATATAAGGATCGTATCCTCCTAATTTTTGTGTCCCAAAATCTTGTGTAAACATATCTCTAAAAAAACCTCTCATTCCTGTTTCAGAAATTACTGTTAATTGTTCGGAAGGCCCATCACCTTGTAATCTTAAAACAACATTTCTTTTAGAGTCGGTAAAATATTTATCAAAACCATATGAAACAAAACTTTCAGGGTTTTTACTTATACCGTATTCCTCTATTCTTGCTATCTGATTACCTAATACCTCTGCGGTGTTAGTGATAGCTCCTCCAGCAGCAGCACTAGAAAGTAAATTTTTACCTGCTAAAACGTAAGAAACTTTATCTTCTTGTAAAACTAGAATATTTGTTTCTCTTGCGTGTAATATCTCAATACTCCCATAGCTAACTTCTAAATCTTTAAAATTAACGAGTCCTAAGTTAAATTCATTTAGCTTGTTAATATTAGTTTCTTCATTAAAAGTCCCGCTGTAAGTTAACCCAGCAAATCTATCAGCTTTTTTAAAATCTTGAGAAGATACAGATGTAACTCTTTGTCCTAAATTAAATGATTGACCTACTAATGAGTCTTGAACTTTAAAACTTTCTACGCCATTTCCAAAAGAATAACAATCAAAAAAACCTAGGTTAACTATTGCTGGAAGCAAGTCAGTTTGAGCTTGGTCTGTTGCTGAAGTTCCTGACATATGTCGATTGTTTGTTATATCATAACAAGTATCGTTTTCATAATATATATCATTATCAATATCAATAGGAGTAGTTTCAAAAATCATTAAAGAATCCGCAATCTGTACTGTTATTCTTCCATTAGCACAAGAATTTCTGTGACCAGCACACCCACTTACTCCACTTAATATAATTAATTGTAATTTATTTGAAGTGTCAGGAACTTGACCATTGCTTGTTATAAATTGGTATTGGTTAGTCCCTCTGATGTTTGCTGGAAAAGTAGTGCCTATGGTATTGTTATATACGTTGTTTGGATCAGCGCCATCGTCAAAATTAGTAATATCTCCTCCTTTAAAATCAATACCTTCTCCATTAACAAAATCAAACATATTGTTATAATCTTGGCTTGCTTGAAATGTTCTAACATAAGTGTAAATTACTCTTCCACAGGGTTTGTTAGTTCCGTTTTGTCCTCTTCTACTAAATTCAATATCAAACGTTACTAAACTTCCCGCTGGAAGCACTAAGTTTGTGTCAGTCTGCCCGTCAGCTGATTCAAAAAAACAATCTAATTTTACTCCAGGGAAACTTGATCCTGATACAAAACATACATTCTGTCTCCCACTATCAAAAAAATTAGACTTTTCTGAAGTGTCAACATTAAAAGAGGTAGGCTTCATCTTCATATACAGTCCTGCCATTTCAGCAATGTAAGGCTTTACATCACCATCTTCAATGTTTGCTTTTGGGGTCAGGAAGTTTCGTTGCTGAGCATCTACACTTAACACCTCTGCAACCGCTAACCCTAGAAGAGCTCCGGTGCTATCCGCTTTTATTCTTAATATATCTCCTGTTCTTGCTTTATTTTGATTTTGTCCCTCTAACTTAAAGTATATTGAATTGTCTGTAGAGTCCGAATAATAAAAATTACTATATATTGTTTCATAAGGCCCTTCAGCCTTTTTTACTACAAATTTATATTTAGTAGCCCATTGTGGCGGGTTTTGTAAAGGCGGAATCGTAACTTTAATTGAATTTTGAAATACCGCATTACTAGCAGGAACAAAAACGGTCGGATCAATTCCTTGTGAAACTAAAGCTGTAGTGCTTCTTAAGTATTCATCCATGTAAACTATTCCAACTTCATAGTTTCTATTACTATGTAAACTTTGAATACTAGCGTTTTGTATAAACTGAGCTGATGCGTTAACCATTGAGTAATATGCAAATAATGGAGCAGCAAAAGGCGGCCCTTCAACATCAGAAAACCTCATTGCTGGAAGTTGTAATGAAATTGTGTCAGCAAGAGTTGTGATTAATATCCCTTGGTTTAATCCAGTAATACCCGCTTCATCTTTTTGCCAAGTAATATCAGCATTATCTTCAGCAGGGTTTTGAACGCTACAATTAAAAGTGTCTGTAAATGTTGTACCTGCGGCACAATTACCTACTGTTTGAAATCCAGTAACAATAGCAGCTTTAAAACTATCGCTAAGCGCCATTTCTTGAACGCTAGAAAAGGTTTGAGGTATAGTGTAAATAACGTCTATTGTCGTAGAGCCTTGGTTACCTGATACAGTTCCACTGTTTCCAGTGTATTTATTTTTTAAATAAGTAAGAGAAATTCCAAAAAAAGCTCCTATTTTTAAATTGTTTTTTACGCCAGATAAATCAAGAATTACTGTTGAAGAAGGGATAACTTGAGTTGTGTCAATAGTATAGTTAAGTCCGGCAGAGAATGTAGTATCAATTTCATCACTACTTATAGGTACATCTGTTAGTTCTGCTGAATAAGTTATTCTACAATTTATTCCATTAGAATCTATAATATCTCTTCCATCTTCATAATTACCATAAACTAATCTGTTAGCCATTATAGTCTGAGCTTTAGCAACTAATGGCACATTGTCATATAATCTTAATAATTCGCTTTCTGGTAAAATAGTATATATTTTACTATTACTAAATGCTTGAGTTTGAATTGAATTGTCTGACCAACCAAAATCTGCTTTCTTAAATTTTTCAATTACATTAAGAGTATTGCTGTTGGCAAACTTAAATATTAAATCTACGCCTATTACATTACTGCTTCCTGTATTGAAGGCAATAGTAACAGCGTTATAAATATTCAGCATTCCTTTATTTAAATTTGTAGCGGGGTCATAAGTAAATACTCCTGGAGCAAATGCTATGTCACTAAACTGAGACAACGCACTGTATTCTTCATCTTGATATTTATACCTGTAAGCAAAAGAAATCATACGGGTTTCCATAAAATTTGCTTCTGTAGCTTGAGTAAATAAAGTAATGGTAGGCGCTGCTAATGGTGGCTGAACAATTACATTAATATCAGCTTCTGTAACAGCAGGGTAAGCTTTAGTAACATTAATCTTTCTAGGAGGATTTTTGTCATCTGTAAAAAACAACAAATCTCCTATTTTATTAACGCCTGTAATTAAAAATTTAGAGTCAAAGTTTAATACATTTCCTGCATCTGTTACATGATAATTAAGTAAAGTTGTTTTAGTGTCAAAAGATACAATCATATCTGCTGTATCTGAAGTAACAAACCAATACATGGTTTCATTAGCTCCATCATCATACGCTCCTATACACTCAGCGTTTGTTAAAACGGTATTATTAAACAGTAAAGTTGTAATTTGTGTGTTTCCTTTAGAGTTCTCTAAAGCACCTATCTCTGTGGTCTCTGTAGCTCCTAACCTTACGTTAAGCGCTTCAATGTATTCACCTGGTGGAACTAATCGTTCATCCACGCTTTGGTTCATTCGACCAGCGATAAAATTTGTTGTTACTATTGGCATCTTACTTTATCCATTTGTCCTTTCCTCTCATGCTCATCATAAGTCTTCCAGGGTGAATATTACTTAATCTAATTTTAGCATTTCTTAATAAAGAAGATTTGTCTTTTCTAGCTCTATTTACTATGTATTCTTGAACACCCATTTTAGAGTTCAAAATAGAATATTTAATATAAGCATATATAAACTCTTCAAACAATTTATTTACACTTATGTTCCCATCCACACCCTGTTCCATACCATCTGAAACATATTCTAAAACTATTGAATTTCCAGACTGAGCTGAACTAAAATTAATAACTCCTCTTGCTTTATCTATTGAGAAGGTCTTGTTTTGGTTTGCCGTTTCTGTGTTTAATCCAAATCTTGCTCCTACTGCATAATCAAAATACCAGTTTCCATCTACACAATGACCTTCTTGGCCATTATAAGGGCTGTTTGCGTTTAGGTATATACTAGTTGCTCCACTTCTAAAAGACATATCTAATTCTGAATCCTGAGGCTTTAAAACATTACCATCTTGATCATAAATAATCTTACCATCATTATCTTGTAGGTAAGTACTAGCCCAACCTGTTTGTATGTTTTCTGTTAATGGAAGTAAAACTCCATTTACAAATTGAGATATTCTTACCCAGTTAACATAGTCAGACGGAAGAATGAACTTTAACTCTTCACCTAAATCCATTTGCAACACCTTAATCTCTTTCATTGCATCATAGTTCAATTCTTGAACACCTCGTTTTGCGTGAAATAAAACTTGGTATCTTTCTATGTTATTTACAAGAGAATTATTTCCTTGATACATTAACATAAAATTATTAACCACTTCATCTAAAGATACATATTGATATGATCCCCAGTTTTTAGCTTCTGGAACTGCTCCTGAATTTGCGTAATATGCGTAATCATTTATATATGCCATAGCTTATCCTTGTGTTTGATTGTCTTCTGCGATTAAACTTTGTCCAAATTGCTTAACCTCTGGTTCCCTTATTTCAATACCTATATATTGGCAAATTTTAGCCACAAGGCCAGGTTCGTCAGATAATGGTAATTCAAAATCTTGATAATCAGCTGCCGCTGAATTGAAGACTGGTGCTCCACCTGCAAGTACACTTGCGTATGTCCAGTTAGGAGGTAAAGGGTATCTTACATATTCCGCAATCATCGAACCACCTGTGGTTAATGATGTAGGGTAGACTGTGATGCTATTACCTACTTTCCCTGTTGTTGAGTCTCCTGTTATACCTGTTGTTGCTCCACCTAACACATAAGCAGGATACCCTACGGATGGTGCTGTTAATGGAGAATTATTTAGGTAAAATATTTTATTTTGA